ACAGCATCGAATCTTGAACCATCTGTTGCTCTATTCAGCAAATGTTCTTCAAGTTTGGCTGCTGGTTCTCCCTCAATAACAACAGAAATGAATTCAGGATTGAGCACCTTTCTAGCCAACTCAATTAAAGAGTCACCATCCAGATTGCGTGATATTTTGTCAATAGCTTCAGTCATATTTTTGTCTCTTACCTCTTGGGGTAAGCTGCGGTCATTAGCCTCCATGAATTGAGCGATCGGAGCCAGAAACTTTTTTTGTATGTCTCCCAGTATCTTCATACCCAAGAATACATCAAATCGTCTGATGTAGAATTTGGTTCCATTATCTAGTTCAAATTCATGACGAGACGGCGGCATGAATACTCCATCTCAAAATGTTACGATGCAGGATTACCAGCTACATTGTATATGGATGGAGGCACTGTTTGTATTTGCCACGCTCTTGTCGTAATCTCTTTTGAAAATTCAACGTCTGCAGGCTTAACAATCCAAGCATTGGAAGCAGCAAAGATCGTTTCGCCGCACAAATCTTGAATGAGAATAGGACCAGCCATGCCACCACAAGTCAACATGTCAACATCGAACATACCGGACAGAAAGAGGTTAGACTCAGATGTCTGCTGTAGAGTCAATGTTACTGTGCAGCGACGATCTGAATTCACAGCACGAGCAATCTCGCCATCAGCGCCAACCTGAGTAGTAATGCCATCGTTGATCATGGTAATATGGACAAAAGCCCCATCAGCAAACCCACTAATAGGAAAGCCATTAACAATAACAAGAACACGAGACGCATTATAGGTATGCAGTCCAGCCATCTTTTATGCTCCCAGTGCCGCTGCTTGCCCGGACCGGCCAGCAGTAAAGGTTGATACAGTTGGGCTAGCAACAGGCAAGTTTTCATAAGTCAACGTGCCCTGTATTTGGACTACATGAATTGCTCCAGCAATTCGAGCAGTAAATGTTATATCCTGCAACACTCGCGTTGCTTTCTGATTTGCCGAAATAGTTGCTGCCAAAGGAACAGTTACCACAAAGCTAGGAATCATTTTGCTGGTAACTGGATCAACTTCAGGAGGTGCAATACCACCACGAGTTACCCCTTGGTCCAGAGATTGAATAAGGCGAGAGCGAACCACAGCAATCCCAGGGTCAGTATAAGGGATGCGATTATCAACCATCTGTTGGAATATATTGACCTTAATAGTCTCACAAAGCCAGTCTCTGAACCGAATGACATCGATCCATTCTCCACCAGCAACCTTTCCATTTTGTGTAATGGAGATGTTACGGAATGGCTCAAATGTATTACCATTGAGAGTAAAGACTGCCTGCGCTGCAGTCTCAGTCATGTTCATATAATTGACAGCTTGTAGGCTCTGATTAGCCCAAGTCTCCTGGCCAGGATATTTGGTGAAGCTCTTGGATGCTATAGCCACATCAGTGAAATCTGTAGCAATATCCGCAACTGCCCACCAAGCGGTTCTGAAGTAATTGCCTGTCTGTAGATCAGTAGCAGCAGAACCTGCACTCCAATCAGCAAGAACAGTCAATTGTAGTTTCTCATGAGCCTCAACCCAATCAGCAATTTTGATAATCTTGGTAGGATCATGAGTAACATCTACGATGCCATACCAATCATTATTGAAATCAGCAATCGCTATAAGATCATTTGTAGGATCAGCAGTATTGGTATTTTGACCAATGTAGATTTGATTGATATGAGGTATCTCTGAGAAAGCAACTTGTGCTGCTAGATAAAGCGGATCAGTAACAACAACCCCAAAGTTAAGCAGCTGATCTGGATCAGTAATAATCTCCACTAGATTAGGAGATGTAAACTGACCATACAACAACAGATCAGAAAACGAAACTCCAGTAATGCCTGCTGTTTGTAGAGAGATTGAAACGTTGACGATGCGATCAATATTGGCCATTAGACATCTCCATTAGGTGTTAGCTAGACTCATTCTCCTGGCCCGCAATGCGCCAGCAACTGATACTGTTCCTGAGCCCCAAGTGATTTGACAAGATAGATATATTGTTGTTTGCTGTGTAACTAATATTTGAACTGGTCCAGTTATTGTTTGTGTTCTAGTATCAACTCCGCTTTGTCCGCCAGTTCCAAAATTCAATTCGTGAACAGAAAATCTTGCTACATCAACTGTTGGTAATTGACTTGGTGTTTCACTTATCCAAATCAGCACATCACTAATATTGCCTGATGATCCTGATGTAGCTATAGTTCCGAAAACATCCCAATCTCCAGGTGGCAGACTGAGTGATATAATGTCAGATATATTGCCTGATGTAAGCGCCAGTGCGTTGGCCGTCGGCAGTAATGCATACTGAAATTCACCAAGCTGACTCGGACCAAGGCTGTCTTGTATTGCAGTAATCTCGTCGTGCGCTATTTGAAAATTAGCTCGAACATCAGCAGTAAAGGCCATTCCTTCTGTTGGTTTTGTTACATCAATATTACTGGCCATTAGCATTATCCCATAATGTTATTCCTGTATCCCAGCCAGTAGTATAATTGTCCCAATTCGTTCTATCTGATATCATTATTACTTCATGACAAGTAACATCTTCTGTTAGTCCGCCTGTATAGGTTCCATCTACTACAACAACTTCAATAAGACCAACATCATCAGGTGTATTTTCTGTATAGAAAAATTCAAATTGATAAATTGCTCTGTCCTCGAATTGAGATTCATTCAATAATGCAGGCAACCTTTGTAGCATAAGTCGCTGACCAATAGAAACATCAAGTTCCCATTGCTTGTCTAGACTAGCTGATGTAGCTAGTAACGCTGCGGCTTTACTTGCAAGAGCGTAGGAGTCCTGAGCGCAATAGAATTGTATTTCAGCAGTTGCGCGTCGCCAACCTGAATTGATTGCCATACCATTGTCATCAGGTGGCCCATAGTATTCATGGCCAGGCATTGTCACAGTGGTATAGTCAACAACACAATAAGGCTTAGCAATGCGAGCAGCGTTCTGATAGGACCATATGATTTGAACATTGAGACTTGCCAGACTATAGCTGATGAGTTCCCACAATGATGTAATCATGGCGCGCCCTCAAGCGCATAGCCTTCTATCATTTCGCAAGCATAATAGCGATAGTGGGCTATGTTGCTACCTATGGCACGACCCAATGATGTGAAGTCTCCCTCCCCAAATATCAGATATGTTCTGCCATCATATTCAATTAGATCGCCTGGATATGATAGCTCGCCTGTATTGATTGATTGACTTACAGGTTGTAGTCGAGTGTCTGTATAGATTTTGATGTGACGGCCTGCTCTACGACCGTATGGATTAGCTTCTATTAATGCATTGTCTCGCATAGATGGCATCTGTATAGTTGCCATCACACTTATTACATTCCCTAGATCATCATCAAGAACGTAGACACCCTCCACCCAAGTCCCCATATTCCTTTTGATTACATTATATGGTTTGCGAAATGATGTTGTCATTCTGCTAACCTAATGGTTGGTTTATTGCATTTTGGGCATACATATACGTTAGCATATGCTACCTTACAATTATGACAATACCATACGCTCATTTTACTTCATACCGGACAGCGCCAAGCATACGTCCAGTATCAATGAGTGGAGAGCTAGAACCTTTCTGCTTTATTGTTCCTGGAGCATTAGGCACAGCCCATTCTTTAGCATCACGAATTGTTTTTTGAACTTGCGCTTGATACCATGCTCCCAGTCTAGCCAAAGCTGTATTCACGCTATACTTGAGATCAATTACTTGGCCAACTATGTTTTGTGCTACAACAAGTGTCTGTTCCCTATACCTATCAGCCGTAGTAGCCATGAATGGTCTGCTAGGTATATGACTAGTGCCAAATTCATTATAGACAGCATAGTCAACTACAGATACACCCTCTACAGTTTCGTTTCCCATAAGACCAATTTTGATTTGGCGTCCTTGAAATTGCTTGATGTTTATTTCGATTTGTCTCCATCCCATGTCTTTGTCGATGACTTCTACCATATCGGATACCAAACATTCATAGCCAATGGATTAATGTAGTCAGTCAAAGCGCCAGCAGACTTACAAG